TTATTTCGTAAATATAGTAATGGATCCACTTTGATATGGATGAGTTAGCTAGAATGGAGAGTGCATGATTTATCTGCGACAAAAGCATAGAAAGTTGTAAATAGAACTAATGTGGGTAACAAAACTTTTTGCCTCTGTGGGAACAGGGCCAGACCCAAAATGAGTAGACACAATATATACATGTACAAAAATTGTGTGTATTCAACTATAGCTCTTGTGTAACGATCAAACCCTGGAGAACCTGGGTACGACACAAAGATGGCATCCGTATCATGTTTCTTATCCAAAGGTCCAAAGTTTTTAAAGATTTTCTCTTCTTCATCAACCTTTACAAATTCAGATTTTTGACAAACTGTGTTTATATTTGTTTGATCATCTTCACACTTTTCAGCTAATGCTTCATCTATGACACTCTTGAGTTCTTTAGCGTAACCCATGTAAAGACCCGAGTTGGCGGTAGATTTTTCACCACACTTTCCAAAAATCAGGTGTGTAAGAGGTTTACCGGGGACTTCTGGATCTTTGGATACCAAAACCTTACAATCACACTTTTTGAAAAGTTCAACAACTTCATGTGGATTTTTATTGATCTTTGTGTCAAATCCATCAAGGAAAATAACAATGTCATCGTCACCCCTGGTTTCAAGGTGTTGTGTCATCGCCTTGTACTTATCACTGAACCCATTCCACTTTGTTCCCCAACCCAAAACTTTGACTGGAACACCAAACTCATTATTGACAAGTTCTTCAAACATACCCCGAGACTTGTTCGCGTATGTCACAATTTCCAGAGACATTCCTATACATTATACATACATAAAAACTTCGCGCGTGTGTAATTCAAAATGAACATTGGCATCCTTACCGCTGGTGGTGTGTGCCCGGGTGTGAATACTCTCATCCGGTCAATCACTCTTCGTGAAAAAAGTCAAGGCAACCGCGTCCACGGTTTCGCAGATGGTTTTAGAGGTCTCAATCAAAATGTAAAGACATACTTTGACCAGGATGATATTGACGATGGACCTGGGTCCCTTTTGAAAACATCCTATGACTTTGTTAATGTTGATGAAGCTGTTAAGAATATTACTGGACTTGACCGACTCTATTGTATCTGTGGAAATGAATCCATGAAGTCTGCGAGGGATTTGGCCCTTGATGATCGTGTAGATACAAACATCATCGGTATTGCCAAAACAGTTTTCAATGATATGCCCGGTCTTGAATCTCTTGGATTTCAAACAGCCATTCAAGAACTTGCTCGTTACATTGATTGCGCATACATTGAGGCGGTCTCAACGAATTCAATCGTATTTCTGGAAGTGCCAGGTAGAGGAAACAGTGAATTGGTTGTACATGCGGGTCTCGCACGGAACTCTAAGATTACTAATGTCATTACTCCAGAAACAAAGGCAGACTACATGTCTGCTATAGAGTACAGCTACGCTAAGAGAGGGTATGCGGTTGTTATCATATCGGAAGTCTGTGATTACGAATACCTTCTCACGAGTATGTCAGTAAAGCCCAAACTTATTACACCCGGGTACCTCATTAGGGATGTTGAACCTTGTGTATATGATTCAATTCTCGCAGAGCGAATGGTGCGGGAAGCCTTTGCCCACGCACAAGAGCACAGAGACTTCATCAAGGGTGCGACAAATATTGTCAAGTTCAAGGATTATCTCCGCTTAGTGTAGGTTGAATGTTTAGGGCACTCTACAAAGATCCAAAGTTTGTGGGTGCCCAACTATCACCACCGGATCTGATTACGGTGATTACAGAAGATGGTATTGAATACTTTACCTCCGAAGTTCCATTCAGATCTGAAGCTACAATTGATAAACAAACGAAACAGGTTAAAGGTACAACTCGTGGTAAACAGAGAATAGTCCAACTATTTGGTGAGCCTGTGACAAGGCAGAAGGGTCGCTTTACAGTCACAGAGTATGAATTGTGAGAGCTCCTATAGCTCAGTTGGTTAGAGCGCGGTGCTTATACAAAAGTATATTTAGGCGGGGTCATTCCCGTAAGGGCACGCCGAGGTCATGGGTTCGAGACCCATTGGGAGCAATTTTACCTTTTAGATGTGTTGTCCCACATGTAAAAGATAATCCTATCCTATGTTAGATGATAACCCGAAAGCGTGGTGTGTTTTACAGAGCTGGACGTCCAGTCCCCGAAGCCGAACAGCAAAGGTATCACAAAATTGGTATTCCACCTGCGTACACAAATGTTGAGGTGTACCCCAATGACCCCAAGCTTTTGGCGACTGCTGTGGATGCCACCGGTAAAAAGCATTACTACTACAGTGAAAAGTTCCTGGAAAAACAGAGAAAATTGAGAAGAGGGCGAGCCACACAAATTGACTTTTCCAGGATTAAGAGTGTCACCGCAAAGATACTTGGTGATCCCAAGCACCCGTTATGGGATGACGCACTCACTCTCCGCATGATTGTCGTGGCATATCTCCGTTCGGGATCAAGGGACAATGACGACGCCCTTGGTGCCATGTCCCTAAGGAGGAAGCATGTCAAATTGAACCGAGATGGTCAAACTCTCACATTTGACTTCCCCGCAAAGAGTGGTCAACGAAGATTCTATGAAGTGAGGGACAAAGTTCTCCATGAAGCCATCTCAAAGCAACAAAAACCCCTCCTCTCTGGTAACTCAACCCATACAAGAGTCAGAGACCTTTTACGGAGGATTACACGGAATGATACCATACAAATCAAGGATGTTAGAACAGCTGGGAGTATGCAACTCTTCCAAAAGCACCTCAAAAAGTATGATGGCGACGAAAAGAAGGCGACAGACGCAACCGCGGAAACTATAGGTCATACACCCTCCGTGTCTAAAAAATATTACTTATTGTAATGAGGTACGGGTCCGTAGCCCGAAAAATGTTCAAGGTGCGTTGGGGTCTCCATGGTAAGGGTCTCACAGAAGATCATCATATTATACCCAGACAGTTCAAGAAACATCCAATTGTTGTGAAATCTGGATATGATATAAACGCGAGTGCGAACCTCATAATGTTACCAACACGCCTTGGTAAGTTTGTACTCCGTGTGAGAGAAGACCGCCTTATTCATGCGGGAAAACACACGGGCTACAATAAGTATGTTGGAAATATGTTAGATTCTATGAAATCTACAAGTGAATTTACAGATTTTACAAAGTTTTTGAAAACTGCCTGTCGTCACAGACCCCACGACATACCCTGGTCTTAGTATCCAAATAAGACATCATCTGGAGTTGCCGATGGATGGTTTCTTGAAAAGTACTTGGGTCTACCATGTTGGCTATGTCCAATAGTGCTATTGTGGGTGCGATCAATTTTCATATACCGACGCATATCTTTGTAGTAAATGCGAGCACCTTTAGCAATCAAGTCTTCATGTTTCATATCAATGTGATTATCCATCGGTAAAAAGTATTTAGTGTATCTCTTCATATTTTGAACATTTATCAAATAACACTTGGTACTTGATATCCACTTTACCTTTTCAAGTTTACCATCTTGTTTATCTGGAAGTCGTGAGAGACAGTGGAAAAAACACATTTCAAACTCTTCACCCCTTTCATCAATAATCTTTTGTATTTCGTCATAAAGTTTATTGGATTTTACAATAACATTGTCTTCAAAAATTACTGCGTACTTAAGACCCTGTTTAAAACATCTATCATAAAAATCCATGTGCCCCATGAAGCATCCAATAGCACCCATATTAAAGTATGTTATATCTGGTCTTTTCACCGATGGATTGTAGTGCATTTCCAGAGCCTTTTCATAGTACTCTGGATCAATATGATTTTCAAATTCCTTAGCAACTTTTACATTTCTTGTATCTGGACCATAAATAACTTCAATTGGAATTTCTTTGTTGTGGTTACGCATAAATGTTTCCTGTCTGATAGTCTCTTTTGGGAGAGTCAGTAGAAAACACTTGTAGTTGTAGTTTTCTCGTTGGACCCGCGTGACAGTTCTGATAATGGTGGCGACCAATAAAAGGACTAAGATGACCCAAATCATACCTACTTAAACATTAGAAAATAATACATGGTAAGGATGAATCTCGTGGATATTTCTGGACTCGTGAGTTCCATTTTAATATGTCTCATGTTTGTACCAGAAGTTGTTCATGTGTACAAACACAAGGATGCTAAAGCCATAAGCTATCCATTTTTACACCTGAACTTAATTGCGAGTGTACTTGCCCTTGTGTACTCCGTCCATTACAATGTTATTCCGATGACGATTACAAATGTCTCAGCTGGAATTTTTTCATTAACATTATTCCACTTTAAATATGTAAACGAGCTTAAAGGGGAGAATCAAACTATTGATGAAGTGGGTGTATAATAGTCCCACTTCAACTAAAAGCTCTTATAGTGTAGTGGTCATCACTTTGGACTTTGAATCCAACAACCCTGGTTCAAATCCAGGTAGGAGCTTTACCCAGCCTTAGCTCAGTTGGAAGAGCAACTGACTGTAGTGCGTTAAATAGCACTGTTTAAAATCACTGTTATCAGTGGGTCACTGGTTCGAATCCGGTAGGCTGGACCATTTCCTTGTAACTCAATCGGAAGAGTGTACGACTGTTAATCGTAAAGTAGCGAGATCGAAACTCGCCAAGGAAGTTTTTGCATCTATGGCCAAGTGGTAAGGCGTCTCTTTAGTAAGGAGAAGATCGTGCGTTCGAACCGCACTAGATGCATTCCATTTATTTTTTTACAACTTCTATTTCCAAGCTGTAAAAAAATATTTATCTCATTAACCATGTAGTTATTGTGTATCTCATTGTATTATTTAATAGATCATCTGTATAATGTGGATGTGTCCAATACGGGGGAAATGCAATGACTTGTCCTTTTTTAAGTTTCGTGGTAATTTTTTGTTCGGGGAAGTTGATTTCACCACCTTCGTAGTCATCGTTTAAAGCAATTATTAAACTTAATTCTCTCATGTCATTTGGAGTTAAAAATCCACGCTCATCCACGGTGTCGTTAAAGAAAACCCCATCTATGTGTGTTTTTGTTGCACCATGTATTTTTCTAAGTTGGAATGAACTGAACGCGGATACACTAATTGGAAAGGTATCCTTTAATTTATGTGTTATTTTAGCAACCACTTCATATATCTTTTCACTAATTATATCAGCTCCGTTTTCAGACCCCATCTGCAGTGGAAAACAACATTTACCCCGGACATTTGACGCACTATCTCCATTTTCTTCAGTATTTGCTGATGTATTTATAAAAGTGATTATTTCGTGACATAAAGTATTTGATATAACATTGTCAAGTAAACAAATGTGATTATTTGGTTCACTCTCGTCCATGTGCAATTATGTTTATTTGTCTTTAAATATTTACCATTCACCAAACATCCATGTTTTTAATATATATGTCACCGAATTAGAATCTGTCACCCTTATCTTATATGGGTGTGTCCAATATGGAGGGAATATAACAATCTCACCCTTTTTTAATTTTATGGATACATCCTGTTTTGGAAAATATAAATCGGTGTCATTTAGAGCTACAATAATTGTCAAACATTTAACTCTATCTTTAGGTACCTCGTCCATGTTAGAATCTCTTATACAATCAATGGTAATGTTACTATCACCTTCAAATTTCTGAAATATATACCCGGGGTCACCGTATATAGTTAATTTTAATTTTGATCTGACTAGGTCGGCCAGAGGTTTAAAATTATCGAGGATTTCATGGTTTATTCTTTTTTGCCAGTCATCTCTCACATCATCTGATATTTTGGGGGGTTCATACAATAAAATTTCATCCGTTTCATTGTATTCCTCAATAAATTTAACATAATTATCACATTTATCGAGTTCAAAATTAATACCGTCAATTTTATAGATACTATCTCTTCCAGACATTATTACTTAACTGATAATTTTTGTGTACGTTTTTAACACACCCTGATACCTTTAAACTTTCCTCATAAACTGAAATATATGTTCAACCACAATTGAGGCCCCCAAGACTGTGAGAACTGCATTGTCGTATTTAAATCCATAACCTACGAGAATGAAACCCCACAGGAAAGCGAGGTAGTCTGTCATTGGTGTTGCCATGTAGCTACAATTTGATTCAGTTGGTATGGACGCTTCCATCATCTGATAATACGCATGTCCCAGAAGCACCGAGAGAAGGATCGCATACACGTGCTTCTGCATATACTTTATCTGGGATATTAATATATTTCCCATTTTTAATGGAGCTCAAAGAACTCAAACACCATTGGAAAACCCTCAGAGCTGAACTGGATACTCTCCCAAATACATTCATTTCTGAAAAACCACGGCCAACTGGCGAATGGGAAGGTTCTGAAATCTTAAAAGAAATTGTATCAGAATATACATCTGGAAAGTGTGGGTGGCTCAAAGGTGGTCAAAGTCATGTTCAGGATGAATGGATTAGCTGGCCTCTATTTTGGGAAGGTAAGCCTGTTTTAGGAAACTGTTTAAAATGCCCCAAAACATATGAGTTACTTTCTCAAATAAAAGGTATTCATATAGGTGGATTTGCTCTCATGAAAGGTGGTGTAAAGTTAAAACAACATACAGATTCGGTTGGATCTAAATATAAGTTTACTTATCACTTGGGACTAAAGTGTCCAGAAGAATGTTATTTACATCACTACACATTGGGAGATCTCAAAGAGGAAGATGGAAAACACATCATAATGAATGCAAGATTCCCTCACTGGGCCGAAAACAAATCAGAAGAAGATCGTGTAATTTTATACATTGAGTATTACACTTCATAAACCTTATGATCCCCAAAGTAGTTTCTTTGAGCCATGAGGAAGTTCATAGAAGTTCTCGTTTGGTGTTTGAAATCGTATTGAGTGAGAGCCGCACAGACGGATGGACAAGGAATACCAGACTTAGCACAATGCATAACAAATAGTCGCGCATCATTCACTGTTTCGTTTATGACTTCGTAAAGATCCTTTGATACCATTGGACATTCAATGATAGTTCCCAAACCCCACGCCTTTGCGACTTGGTCCTTGTCAATGCTTCTTGTGCGCATGAGATCATACCCCTCTAAAAGGGAACTCGCGAATACAAAGCGAAGTGTATTCAAGGCTACAACCCTGTCATAGAAAATACAAGTTTTTTGACAAGTATCCAAATACTTTTCATACGAACTTGTGATTCTCGCGTTGAGGGCTGCGTTTATAATTGGGGTTGGAATCTCATATTCCATTCCAACCTTGGAACACCAAAGTCCTGTATGATTCATCTCGGCAATATCCGAAATCTTGTGAATCTCAAACTTTTTCAACACATCAACCGCAGCATTCATGAGAAAACCATCAATATCTGTGCCGTGTGTATCATTCATAAGTTGTGACATACAGATTTGATCCTGGTTACAATACGAATAAACATCAGCCATGCCTTGAAGCATACCATATTCTACCCCATTATGAACCATCTTTGTGTAATGACCAGCCCCAAAATCATTACCCATGTATGTAACATTTTTACAGAAAGTCTCAAGAAATTCTCTATTATTGTCGTAGGTGAGTTTATTACAACCGAGCATGAGGGCTGGTCCATTGAGAGCACCTTTAGCACCACCGGAGAGTCCCGCACCAATGTAACGAATGCCGTGTGTGGCAAGGTATGCGCCCCGGTGTCTTGACACCCTAT